TTGTCTTTGTCTTTGAATGTTTTCTAATTGAGATCCTGTTTGAACTAAACTAGGTGCTTGAGATGCAATACCTAATTGTCTGCCTCTTTCAGTTTCATACTGACCAAAGGCTAAAGGTAAAGCAGCTTGTGCTACTTGTGAAACTATTTGTTGTTGTGACATTGGAGAACCTGGTGTTCTTCCTGCTGCACTAAATTGTGATTGAACTCCTGTTGAAATATCTGCTGCTGTTTTTTGTAAGAGAGGAGATAAAAAAGGATTTAAATATTGACCAGATAAGGTATCTGCTAATTGTTGTTGAGCAGCTGTGCCTAATGCTTCTTGTTGAGCAAGACCTGTTAGTGTTTGCTGAGTTGGAGCAACATATCCTGCTGCACCTACACCTTGATTATATAATTGACCAGACTCAGAAAGTATCTGAGCTAATGCTGGTTCTGCTGGTGCATAAGGTGTTACTTGTGATGTAGTAGTTCCTCCTGATGATCCTCCGCCAAAACTCATATTTTATTCTCCTGTTTAATTTTTTTTTCTAAAACTACATGGGTTTTTTTATAGCCATGATTATTATAAACTCTTTGCCATCCTGGTCTAGCAATAAGTTCCATCATTTTGCAATTTTCTTCTTTAGCAAATTTTTCAATTTCACTTATTAAATGTTGCCATTTAGACATTTGCCTTCCAGTTACAATATAAACATGACAGACCTTACCATGTTTTCTTTTTATAATTTCAGTAACAACAACTCCATAATATTTATTAGTTGTTATTTTTTCGTCTTTATCCCATATAACCCAAACTTGAAATTTACCTTGTTTGGCGGTTTCATAAACGAAATCTGAATCAGTAAGTTGACCTGAATATGCTAGAGCAGACTTAATATCTTTTTCAACCATGCTCCAAACTTTATCAAGTTCTTCAATTGGTATTGAAACTAATCTCATAAATACATTAAAAAATACTTAATAACAATATATTATTACGCACTCTTTTCGTCAAATATTTCTACATAGCTAACAATACCTGCTATGTTATTGGCAGAGGCAGCTTTTACTTTTAAAGTATCTCCAGATTCTAAAACCATAGTACCTTTAACAAGATTATCCACTGTTTTAGATCCTAAACTTATATGTGCTACTTCATGCTCTGCACCAGAATCTGAACTATCTGTAGTAAAGGCTTCAACCTCAACTGCACCAGAATGAATATTTGTAATTTGAATAGATTTTAATAAAGCTGTTCTATCTGTAGGTACAGTATAAACAGTTGTTTTGTTTGTCGTTGTTAGATCAAACATAGCATTTTTATATATATTAGCCATTCTTAGGATGCTTTACTTTAACTGCTTTAATAGCTTCATAGAACTCAAAGTATTCAGATTTTAATTTAGGATTCTGATCTATAGAATGCCATAGCATATCTAGTTGATCTCCAATGTTAGGATAAACTCTATCTCTTTGATATTGTAAAGCATCATACTCTGCTTGTACCTCTACCATTTTAGCTTCTATGTCAGCTTTAGGAATAGGTGTTGTTCCTTCTAACCATTTTATTTCACAAGTGTTTATGTCATTACCATAAACTGTAACTTTTGCGTTTGGATTTATTTTAAGTATCGCTTCTATAATCATCCTGCTATCTCCATAAGTGTCATATAACTTTGACCACTATCTGTTTGTACTTTTGTTGTTCCACTTGCTTGATCATTGTTAAATTGAGTTTTATATGTAAGACTTGATGTGGATGATGGAGAATCTTGATACGAATAAGCAAGTCCGATACCAATATAATTAGCACCAGAAAGTTGATTATAACCAATACTTCTTCCAGCAACTGCACCACCAATTTCTGTTGAATCTCTATACACTCTAATATTTCCATAAGTGTCTGCACCACTTTTTCCAAAAGATTGTTGTACTAAAACTAAAATTTTACTTGATGTTGCAGATGGAGTAATTGATGCAGTTAATGTAGTATCAACATAAGTAGCTGAATTTGAAGTTACTTGTGTTCCAGTATGTGCATTTACAACTTGCAAAACCTTACCAGTAGGAATAGCTGCTGGTAAAGCAGTTATCGCAGATATTGTATTATTGTTTGGTTTAATTATTGCCATCTATACTCCTATTAATGCTTGGATTTCGTCATCATCTAATCCCAAGTCTTTTAGTTTTTGTTTGCCAGATGTTTTTTTGTTTATTGCGTTTTGAATTTCTAATAATTCTTCTGGATCTTCGTATGAGGTAAAGGTTGTTCCATCATAATTAAATCCTTGTTTAACTGTATTATCACAATCAACCCATGTCATTAAAGGATTAACTTCAAATTCTTTTTCTTGAATATCTACTACTTTATTATTTAATATTAATGCTTTCATATTATGCGTACTCCTCTATATAACAAATTCCATCTCCACCATTTCCACCACCAGAACCAACTACATTACCACCAGAGCCACCTCCTCCATGATAACCATTAACTCCATTTTGAGAATAAACACCACCAGCACCACCTCCCCAATAACTATTTCCTCCAGCGACACCTTGTGTTTGAGTAGTAGGTGCAAAACTTCCACCACCACCTTGACCATAAAGATTTAAATCTCCACCAACTCCATTTCCTCCAAGATTAGTTCCACCAGCACCATTGGTGTTTTTTCCATTAGTTCCACCTGTAGCTGAACAATAAGAACCAAAAGAAGAAGTACCAGATGCTGCTCCACCTCTAATTGCTCCAGCTCCAATCGTAACTGTAACTGTTGTAATAGAGGAAGCGTCAAGAAGTTCTATAGCAGTACCTCCAGCTGCACCACCACCAGCAGCAGAATAAAATACACCACTATCTCCATTACCACCAGCACCTCCACCACCAGTAATAAAAACTCTAATTTTATTTATTCCAGAAGGTTTAGTATAAGTACCAGATGAATGAAAAACTTGTACAGATTGTAATCCACCAGCAGCACTAGCAAAAGTATTATCTCCTCTTAAAAAAGTTGTAGCATCTTTAGTTCCAGTTGCTGTTAGTTTAGCAAGTGAAACAGAACTGTCTGCAAGTTTAGCAGTTGTAATAGCACTATCGCTTACAGTTCCAGCAGATAAAGAATTACCAAATACAATTATAAAATCTATGACATCTCCTGTTGCAAGATTAGATGCAAATGTAAGTGTTGATCCACTTACTGTAAAAGAACTTGTTGGAGCTTGTATTACTCCATTCAATGAAACTAAAAATTGATTAACTGTAGAATAATCTGTAAAGTTCACACTACCATTTTGCATAGTGTAAGCAGCTTGACCATTAACTACACTAATAGCATCTAGTTTTACAAAGTTTCCTAATGCTGGGGATTTACCGATATATGCCATTTATTAACTCTTTGGGTTATTTGTTTTAATTGTTTGTATTCTTGTTCTCCAAGCATCTATGTCATGGTAGATTTCATCTAATTGATTTTCCCAAGAACCATAAGCTTTTTTTCTTAAATCTATTATTACTCTATCAACAACAGCATCATTAACTGTTAAACCCCATTCTTGACAATAAGTAAAATCAAATCCAGGTGGAACTGTATCTAATAATTCTAATCCAGTTTGTGGATCTTGTTCATCTTTACATAAAAATAAAAAAGCATCACAGTTTGGTGTTTGTGCAATAGTAGTAGTATATGATCTATCTATTCGGTTTTCTATTGTGCCATAATAATCTTCATAATTTTCTGCATTAATTTTATATAGTTTCATTTTCAACTCCTATAAGTTTTATTTTTTCTTGTGGATTATTATTTCCAACTAAAATTTTTGTATCTTTTGGAACTAGACCTACTTCTTTTAATGCGTTCCAAGTATAAGGATTTGACATAGCATTTTTTAATTTAGCTGGGGATGGTTTTCCATTACAAATCATTTCAGCTTGAATTTCTCTACCAATATTAACAGTAAATTCATTTGCTTGATTTGCTTCCCACATTTCTTCATCAGAATAACCAGCTATTCTTGTAGGCTCTGCAATAACATATAGCTCATCTAATAATTTTTTGAGTATTTCAATTTCTTTTTTATTTAATTCAAATGCTTCTTTAGTAGTTGCTTCATGGCTTTTATCTTCTAATATTTCAGCTTTAAGTTCTAATATTTCATGTTCTAATCCACCATTTTTTTCTAGGTGTTTTAGTTTAGCAACTTTAGCTTGGGTTTTTAAATTTCCTACTTCTTCAAGAGCTGCTGCTCTAATTCTACCTTCAAGAAATCCTTTTAAAGTTTTTATCTTTTCCCAAGGTGTATCTCCTATTACTTGGTAACGATAATTAAATTCACTATTAAATTTTGATGCCATTTTATTTTTCCATATTATTAATTTTATGCACTAAATGAATACTCTGCTCCTTTTAAATTACTTCTTGCTGTACCTACTCCAGAAGCATCACTAGCTACAACACCAGTATTTGAGATTAAATTTTTAGTTGAATATCTTGTTCCACCATTTCTACCATATGCAAAAGCTCCTTTATCTCCACCATAAGATGCAGCTCCTAATTCGTATCTAACAGTTCCAACACCACTTGTATCACTTGCTACTACTCCTGTGTTTGAAACTTTATTAGAAATTGCTGTTGAACCAACACCACTTCTATATCCAAAACCAAATATTGCTTTATCACCACCATAAGAAGTTGCTGCTGCTGCATACCTTGCTGTACCTACTCCTGAAACATCAGAGCTTATTACTCCAACATTTGAAACTAAATTTGATGTAGATGTTCCATTATCACCACCATGAGCATCTTGACCATAAGCAAATATTCCTTTATCTCCACCATACATAGCTGCTGATATAGAACTTCTAGCAGTTCCAACACCAGTTGAATCTGTGGCTATAACTCCTGAACTTGATACTTGATTTGATATATTTGATACTGAACTTGCATAACCAAAACCAAATATTGCTTTACCAACATAACCATAAGCTGTTGCACCAAGACCAGTTCTAGCAGTTCCAACTCCTGTTGTATCACTTGCTACAACGCCTAAGTTAGAAACTAAATTAGATTTATTGGTTGCAGCACTACCATTATAACCATAAGCATAGATTGCTTTATCACCACCATAATTGGTTGCTCCTGTTGAATGATATGATGAACCTACAGCAGCAACATCACTTCCAATAACTCCTGAACTATCCATTAAATTTGACATTCCAACAACTGAACCAGTATCACCAAAAGCAAATATTGCTCTTTGAGTTGCTGGAGGAATACCTGACTGTTCTACAGGATCATCCTCAATTGGTATCCAACCTTTTGTTGCACCTGAATAAACTATATTAACTATTTGACCTTCTGTACTGTATTCTACTGTGTAAGTATCAGGATTACCTTGATAATTTAAACCATTGCTATCTATTATAATTTTATTAGTTCCCCAAGTTCTAGCATAATCTGCAAAAATAATTTGATCTCCATTACTAGCTGAACTAGGTAGTGTAATTGTACAAGTATTAGATGTTGTATCAATCCAATAACCATTTCCAACTACTGCTGATAATGTTGAAGCTGTAACAATACTTGATTGCCAAGATATTCCACCAGCAACTTCTGCAAAAGAATTATCTCCTCTTAAAAATGTAGTTGCGTCTTTTGTACCAGTAGCAGATAAGTCAGCTAATCCAATAGTACCATCTTCTATGTCGGCACTACTTAGAGGAACTGCTGTTGGTTTGTTTCCTATAAAAGGCATTTAATCTCCTATGAACTAATTGCGTCTACTGTTGATACCCAAACATCTAATGATGAAGCTGTATCTGATTGAACATAAATTCTATCACCAGATTGAACAACAAATTTAGCACCACCATCTAATACTTGTAATGCTGATCCAGCAGGGATCGGTGCATCTTTAATTAGATAAATGTCGTTAGCACCATCATTAATATATACAGATGCAACTACAGCAGAAGCTGTTACATTTGCAACTGATATACCAACAATAGTATCGTAACTATCAAATGCCGCACCACTAGGTATAGCAGTAGCACTTGTGCCTACATTGTTGCTTGTGTATCTTCTAAAGTTTTGTGCCATGTTTTCTCCTTATAAAGCTATTGCCATAGCGATTGCAAATCCAGGACTTGCAGCATCTATGTTTGTTAATTGACTACCATCTACAGCAGGTAATTTTGCAGAACCATCAAGTTGTACCACATTGTTTGCTGAAGTTCCAACATTTAATGTGGATGAAGTTCCTAATCCAGTAATTTTAGTATTAGCAATAGAATTGACTGCTAATGTAATTGTACCTGATGAAGTAATTGGTGAGTTTGCTACTGTAAATTCTGAAGAACCTGAGTCTGCTACTCCTACTGAAGTTACTGTTCCAACATTAGATGGAGTAATAACAGTATAAGTAATATTAGTTGAACCTACTGAGCCTGTGTTATCAGTAGTACATAAAAATATTTTATTATCATTTGTTGAACCTTGATTAACTACAACCATTCCACCAGAAAGTTCAGCAATACTATCATGTTCAGGATCTCTTGATGCAGCACCACTTGATACTGCTAAGTATAATCCATTTTCTGTAGCGTCTGTTTGATCTTTTAATAAAACTCTATCACCAGCAACAAGGGTAACACCATCAATAGAATCTCCTGCTTCTAAACCATTTGTTAAATTTACATTTGCTGTAGAAGCACATTCTGCAATTGTTCTAGTTCTTAGTCCTGCAACAGCTTGATCCACATAATTTTTAGTTGCTGCATCTGAACTAGCAGATGGAGAACCAAGTCCTGTAACTGCTCCACCAGATATTGAAACATTGTTTGCAGCTTGTGTTGCAATTGAACCTAATCCTAAAGAAGTTCTAGCAGTAGCACCAGACTCTGTTACAAAATTTGATCCATCTCCAACAATAAAATTACTGTCAGTTGGTGTTAGTCCAGCAATATCAGTTAATTGTGCATCACTAGTTTGTTTTGCATCTAACTGAGTTTGAATTGCAGATGTAACACCATCTAAATAACCAAGTTCAGTTGTTGTAACATCACTAACTTCTACTTTACCTGAACCATTAGATTGTAATGCTCTTGAAGCAGTTAAGTTAGATGATGCTATAGTTGATGCACCACCAGTTATTGTTGCTTGTTTTGAATCTATTTGTGTTTGTACTGCACTTGTTACACCATCTAAATATCCTAATTCAGTATCGGTTACATCTGATACTGCAATCTTTTGTGAGCCATTAGAAATAACAGCTCTATTTGCAGTTAAACTTTCTGTATCAATAGTAGTTGCAGATCCAGTTATAGTTGCTTGTTTAGCATCTAATTGAGTTTGGATAGCACTTGATACACCATTTAAATATTGAAATTCTGTATCTGAAATTGTTCCATCTGCAATTTTAGTTGCAGAAATTCCTGTAGGTATAGAGTCATTCGTTTTTGTAAGTATTGCAAGATAAACTGATAAAGTTTCATTTGCTAATGATCCACTATCCCATGTTACATTAACAGTTGTGTTTGTAGAAAAAGATGAACTTGAAATTGTTCCATATCTAAATGCAGCAGTAGTTCCTAAATAAATTTTTATTCTTCTACCTGCATGATATTCTGAAGTTACATTAGCACCATTAATTGTAAAAGAAGTTCCGCTTACATAAGCTGCTGTGTAAGAACCTGAACCATCACCATATTCTACCCATTGTGAATCGTTATACCAATCTCTAGTATTTTTCATCAATGCTCTAATGGCATTGTTTAGATTAGAAGGTAACATTCCTTCCGCAGTAGAAATACTATTTAATGATGTGTTATCAGCTTGGGTTGTTGAATAATCTTTTATTCCTGCCATATTAATCTCCTATAAACCATGAGAAAGCCTTATCGCTTTCTTTGTTTCTATCATTTATTAATGTATTGATAGCTTCTTCAATTTGTCTTTGAAAGAACTCTTGCGTTTCAAAACTATATCTAACATTATCTATATCAGTTTTTTCTGTCATCTCAAACCAATTCTTGAAGCAATTACATCAACACCTTGAGCATGAGTCCAAACTGATCCAGAAGGTGTTTTTACTTTAATTTTAAAATATCTGCCAGACTGTCTTACTGGATTATCTCCACTAGCAACCATTGAAGAAGATGTGGATTCTGTAGCTGTATCAGCTAATCGTTCTTTACTCTGAATAGTTACTGTAGATGTGGCATCCACAATAGGTCTAACATTAGTTATACTACTTCTATGTCCTGGAAACAACTCCATTTCTCTAGTTTCTATAGTTCCTTCATTTTCAGTACCTGAGAAAATAGCTGCTTTGTAATTATTATCTATTGCACCTAAATATCTTTGTCCACCATTCCAAAAGTCAGTATCTAATGCAATATTAATATTATCTAAGTTTTCAGAAATAATATCCATTAATTCAACTGTGTAAGCACCAACGAATTGTGAGAATATAGAACTAGCACTAGCATCTGCTGTACTCCATTTTTGAGTAGCATAATTATAAATAATTACTTTATCACAGATACCAGTAGTATTAGATGTATTACTAGCAGATGGATATAACCACATAGCTAATTGATTAAAAGGATCTACCGCTGCACAAATTCTATCTGTGTATGCTTTGTTTAAATCTAAATCAAAAAATCTATTTACTTTTTCTGCACCAATAGAAACTACTTGATCTCCATTTAATTCATAAAATCCATCATCAGCATAAAAGAAAACTCTACGATTATCTTGGCAAACAGTTCTACCTAATACTGCACCTCTATTAGGTGAAATCATTGATAACCTAAATACAGTTGCACCACCCACATAGTCCATACGAATTATAGAATTTTGTCTAAAAATATATGAAATCTCTCCAGAGGTTATGTGAGTTATCTGTCCACCTGATCCTGGTAGGTCTTGCAAGTCTGATTGTTTAGTTCCAGCTGCCCAAGTTGTAATATCATTTATTCCTGACCATTGTATTCTATTAGATGCACCAACATGATTACCTGTTACTAAAAAATCTCTTATGACACCTGAACATTTAAATACTGGTACAGTACCTGATGTTGCAATTGTAGATAAATTTGCAAAGTTAGTTGATGTACCCATTAAATAATATTGAGGTGCATCTACACCATTACTAGCAATAATATAATTTCCAAACTGAGTAAATGTAAAGTAGTCAGTATTACCACCTGTTAAACCAGATTTTCTTGATGTAAATGTTCCTGAAGCTAATTGATGTATGTCTGTATTAGTTGCAACAAAATTAAATACAGTATTAGAGTTATCTCTAAATGAACCTGCACCTCTACTATCTTTAGATATATTGTTAGTAGAATAATTAACTAATGAAGGAAATCTTTTATATGAGGATGCTGCGAAATAAACATTGTTAGCTGTGTTTGCACCAGGATTATTATACTCTGGTTGGTCAGGTAGCCATTCTCCAAAAGGTATTTGCATTATTCTCCTATTGGTTATTATTTGTTACTGCAACAAAGTTATCGTTAAATGAACCTGCAACAGTTACATCACCTCTTTGTTGTAATGGTGCAGAACCATATTGATCTTCTCTATCGTTTCTCTCTAATCTTTCCATAGCAGTTGTGTACATCCCTTGCCATTGTTGAAGTCTTTGAGGATCTACACCACCTAAAAAATTAGCAGCATGATATAATGAGCCATATAAATATATAGCTGGATGACTTGCTAAAATATAATTAGAAGTATTTGTGTCAGATAAAGCTGGAAACTTTGCATAATAATTTAATGTACCAGTATAAGAACCAGATGGAGTTGGAGCAAATCTAAAATTATCTCCAAGTATAGTATAAGTTGATGGCATTCCAGATGTAGAGCTACCTTTAATCTGATCCATTTGTGCAGGGGTAATATATTTTAAAGCATACTTAGTTCCACCTTCTGTAATAAAAAAATCTCTTACTTGTAAAAAGTCGCTTGGCATAGATTCTGTTTCTGAATCTATTGTAATAGAAGTAGAAGTATTCATCTTTCTAATTCTTAATTTAGAATTAAAATCAGCTTCTGTTAATACTATAAAATCATTAGCTATCTCAGATGTTAAATCTGATCTGTTTAACCAGTTAGCAATTGATGTTTTTAAATCTGAATATGTTGCTAGTGCCATTATAATTTTCCTTCAGCAGTTCTAAAATATCTAAATTCGCTGCTATTTAATTTTTTCTTTAATATTTTTTTTTGAACTTCTGGTGGTAGTCCAAACCAATTACTATCACCATTATACTCATTTGCCCAGACACTTAAAGCAATAGTTGGAATACTGGCTACTCTTTTCAAATCTCTTGATTTAGAATAGCCATCATTCATATTTAGCAATTCTTTATTATGCTTTAGGTGTGAATCAATATTAACTTCTTCTTTAACTGCAATTTTACCTTCCATGTCATCTTTCATGTAAGTTGTTTTTTGCAATCCATCTAAAATTATATCTTTTTTCATTTGCCTTGACCTTTGTATCTTTTTTGTTTCTTCTGTCTTTTCTCTGATTTATTCAAAGATTTCTTGTGTTGTCTTGCACCTCTTTTTTTAGGCTTATCTCTTGGTATAAAATGGGTAAACTTTTGTTTAGCCATTAGCTAGACATTTCAGTAACTGAAACATTTGCAGTACCGATAGCAGCCATTTTCTCACCAGGTGAAACTTTAAAAATTTCAGGTTGGTCAACAGGTAAAAATATATCGTTAGCAGTTGCAGTTGGTGAACCACCAAAAACAATATGCACATCAGCATCAGCAGCTACTCTAACATATTCAGTTTGTGAACCAAATGCAGTTGAAGTTGCAACAGATGAGCCTGATGGTGAAAGTTTTTGTGTAGTTCCAGGTCTTAATCCATAATTAAAACTCATAGTTTTTCTCCTAATTAATTAGGGGGAAATACCGCTAGGCAAGATCCCCCATGTGTTTATTATCTTCTTATAACAAAAGTTACAACTGCTTTTGAAGTATTAGTTGATCCACCATCAGTAATCATTTCGATAGATCCACCTTCAGTTACAGTATTTGCACCAGTTGGTTCAGCTGTGTCTATTGCACCAGCAGAGCCTGAAGCTACGATAGAAATTCCACCGCCAGTAACTGCTGTTCCACCGATTTCAAAAGAAAGTGCGGCAGTACCAGTAATAGTTGCTTGATTAGCAGTAAGAATTTTTATAATTTTTCCGCCATCAGGTACAGCAACAAAAGTTGATGAAGCTGTTGATACATCTTCAATTTCAGCTGTTATAAAATAGTCGTTTAATGTTCTCATTTTATTATCCTTTTTATTTGCTTCGTTCCGACTTTAAATAAATCTTCAAAGACCAAACAAAATTGTTGATTAAATATGATGGGGGATTTCTCCCCCACCACAAATTATTTATTATGAAGTAGTTAGGTCTGTAACCATTCCACTTGCTTTTTCATTTCTTGACTCAAGAGTGTACTCAGCAACCATAAATCTCTGATCTGCGTCAGCAGTCTGAGCTGGAGTTTGCAAAGCAAAATCTCTTAAGAAAGAAACTGCCCAGTAGTCCATCTCTAATACAAGAGCATCTTGACCTACTTTAGCAGCAGTAGAATTAGCACCTCTAATGAATCTGTTTGGAGCTACTTGCATAGTTCCGAAATCTGACTCATATACATCAATAGAAGTAATTAATCTTCTATCTTCAGCAGCGTCAAATCTTGTAGATCCACCAGTAAAGCCTGATAGTTTTTGTTTATTGAAAGCACCAACCATAATCATGTTAGGGTTTCCGCCTTGATTGTAACAACTTCTCAAAACACCTTTTAACTGATCTTCAGTAAAAGCTCTTTGAGTACCATCAGTTCTAGCAGCACCATTACCTGCACCAGATCCACCAGCACCTGCATCAACATTAGTTTCGATCCAAGTTTGGACTCCACCTAATTCTCTTGCAGTTGTAGCATCTCCAGCTTCAGCAGCGTTGTTAGATAAAAGAGCAGTTTCCATATCTCTTTTTAACTCTTTCGCAGCTTTAGCTACTTGGTAAGCTAACTCATTGTTTCTACCAGCAGATGTTACAGCATCATTAGTTCCTGATACTTGAACAGCTTTAGTAGAGATTTGAGTGTAGTTAGTTTCTTTAGTTGTCGCACTTTGAGTTCCATAAGAAATCGCAGCACCTTCAACCGCAGCATTTGCAGCCACATCAGCTAATGCGTCTGTTTGCCATTGGTGTGAAGTGTTTGTTGCTTTTGTTTTAGCAACGCCAGACATAAAAGGTGTTTCAGTTGGTGATATTGAATAAATAATATCTGCCAAATCTTCTCTTATGCCGACTGTTTGGTATGTTTGATATACAGCCATTGTTTATCTCCTTAGTAGGTTATTGTTTATAAATAACGAAGTAAAAGATCAGTAGCGTCTTTTGGGCTTCCTGACTTTTTCAACGCTTTAATTTGATTCAACCTAGACTTAGAGTTTAATTCTTCTTTTGTACTTTTAACGCCTGACTTAACAAACTTAGTAGTTGGTTTAACTTTTTTAGAAACTAAACCAGGTTTAACTGATTTAGATTTTGTAAAGTTCATACCATCCATAATCACATCAAAATATCTTGAATCATAAATTCTTGCGACATCCTCATTTGAGAATCCCTTAGAACTTAAGTAGTTCATAATATTTGACTTGACTGTTGCACCTTTTATAGGGTCAGCAATTTCTGGATGTTTTAAATGAAGTTTTTTTTGTTCTTCTTTTAATAACTCCTGAAACTGAGATTGCTGATGCTCTCTCAATTTATGCTGTGCTTGTTGGATCGTTTGTTTTCTCTTTTGAATCCTACGATCTACTTTAGCAGCCTCAGTTGGATCTTCCTCCCAAAGAGCATCTAACTCTTTAGAATTCATATCGTTGTTAATTTCAGCATTCAAAGTAACGACTAAAGAATTTAAATCTTCCATCTTTGTTGAATACTGGTTTTTAAGACGATCTTCTTCGGCTTTTAGCTCTCTTTTTTCAATCGCTATCTCCTCAGTTTTTCGTCTATAGTCGGCATCTTTTTGATAACCTGCTTTTAATTCTTCAAGGTCAACATCAATCTTTTCACCATTAATAATAACCTGGTGTAGATCGGTTTCTTGTTCTTCAATCGCATTTTCATCTTCTGATGCTTCTTCTTCTGCAACTTCCTGAACTTGTTGTTCTGGTTGAGTTTCAGTTGGTTGTTCAACCTCAGTTTCAGTTTCTACTTTCGCTTCAACTTCTTCTTTTGGTTCAACTGGTGTTGCTTCTGCTTGAGGTTTTTTGATAACTCCTTTAGAGTCCATCAAACCTTCAATAGATTTAGCAGCACCTTGTACTGACACATTGTTCAGTAATGGGTTACTGTCAGACATTTAAGTCCTCCTATGGTTAAGCTGTCTTACGACTTGGCTTTGATTAATCAAAGAAAAAAATTTTTCTTTGCTTATTCTAACCTTTATGGTTAAAATTTTGTTTGTCGTTGTTGTTTTCTAAAATCTTCTAACTGTTTTTCTGCAAGTTTCCCTGTTTCAATTACAGTTTGAAGATGTTGTTCTACTTTTCCAACAACATTATAAGCAATCCAGAGTTTTTCTCTAGTATCACTTTCTTTAGCACCAGTTTTTTCAAGTAGTGCTTCAGAATAAAGTTTTTTTAGAGAATCAATCGCCTCTATAAAAATTTTATTCTCCAGTATCTGTTTGGCTTGGTTGGATCGGCTGATTTCCAGCGACCTGTCCGCCTGGTCTTTGATTTGCATCTAGTCCTTGTACTTGTTTGCTAAACATATTAGCAGATTTTTGGGCTTGTTCAATAATCTTAGTATCACTTGCCATCAGCATCTTATCTAATTCTGCATCAGCTTTAATTTTTGTAGTATCTAACTGTGTATTATATTTTAAAGCCATTTCTTTAATCTTCGCTTCAAAATCTAAAGTCATTTCTTGAGTTTTTTGATTTAATTGTTGAGCTTGTAATTGAAGATCAGCAATTTTTCTCTTATTCTCAGCATCAATTCTTGTAAATTCTATTTTTTCAATAGGAGTTAATGGTGGTGGTTGTGGTGGAGGCATCATTTGTTTTCCAATATCAGGATCAACAAAATAACTTTCTACATTTTTAAGTCCAGCGTTCTCAATTACTTTAGATAAAGTATTATAAATATTTTTTAGAGTTACCATTGGCATCTCTTTTCCACCTTGTAATTGAAATGCTTGTATTTGTCTTTCCAAAATACTGTTTAGCATTACAGTTTGTTGTTCTTTAGAACCAGTTCCAAGTCCTAC